CTTAGGAGTCTCGAAGAGCGGATATCTTGAAATTGCGCAATGGATCCGCGATAACGTACCGTTCGATCAGTTGTTACTGGAGTTCAAGAGTTTTGGCAGCAGCAATCCGTGGATTCACGTTTCATATTCACTCGATAGACTACGAGCTGATGTTCGGACGATGTGGAATGACCAGGCGTACCCTGACGCATCAACGAGAGCATTGGTGGATCTATCGGGAGGGGCATAAATAGTTCCATGGCAATCATTGAACGTTTATACAAAGACATCGACCTAAACTTCCTCCCACACCCCGATACGGGCGACATTGGAAAGAAGGTAGATATTAATGCAGTCAAGCAAGCTGTTTTGACGCTACTGCTGACGAAGTATTTTGAACGACCGTTTCAACCGTTATTGGCATCTCCTATCTACCAACTATTGTTCGAACCGCTCGATCCAATTACAGCCGCGTCCATGAAGCAGTCGATTGAACGTGTGTTGCAGAACTATGAGCCACGGGTCACTATTAGAAATTTAGACGTGCTTCCCGACTTCGACAATAATGCCTTTATCGTGACACTCTATGCTGACGTCATTGGCCTTCGTGATCCTATTCAATTTTCCACCACATTGCAAAGGTTGCGATAACCATGGCTGAGCTTAGGGTAACGGAACTAGATTTTGCGGGAATTAAGTCAAACCTTAAAACCTTCCTGCAAGCCCAAACTGAGTTTCAAGACTACAATTTTGATGGTAGTGCATTGAGTGTGTTATTGGATATTCTTGCCTATAACACCCACTATAATGCCATGCTTGCGCATGCAATTGCAAACGAACAGTTTATTGATACTGCGATCAAGCGGAGCAGTGTTGTGTCACTTGCCAAGACGCTCGGCTACGTCCCTCGCTCAACAACGTCAGCAATCGCACTCGTCAACATTGTTGTAACACCAACAGGCACCCCCGCGCCGACGTTAGATCTGCCAGTGAACACGTTGTTTACCAGTTCAATTAGCAACACATCATTCAACTTTAGTGTGAACGAGGCACAGTCCGTCTCACTTTCGGAAGGTGTATACACGTTCAATAATGTAGAACTTATTGAAGGTGCACGCCTCAACATGACGTATGTTGTCCAGAATGATAGTGTAAGTGGTCCATTTGTTATTCCAAATCAAACGGTCGATCTGAGTACCGTAACAGTCACGGTTCGTGACGATGCATCTAGTCTAAAATCAACAGCCTACACACGGGTTGATTCTGTACTAGACGCCACGGCAGACAGTAAGATCTTTTGGGTCGAAGAGATGTCAAACGGCAATTATGCAGTCATTTTAGGCGACAACATTCTTGGGTCGGCACTTGTGCCAGGGAACGTGGTCAATATTGCGTATATTGCATCCTCTGGTTCAGCAGCCAACAATGCAAAGCGGTTTACGCTCTCCGGTACCATCGGTGGGAGTAACGTAGTCAGTATTACGAATGTTAATACGTCTGGTGCATTTGGTGGTGCTGAACGAGAAGACATCGATAGCGTTCGCTTTCACGCAACAAAGTTTAATGCCACACGGAACCGTGCTGTAACGGCACAGGATTATAAGTCACTTATTAAGTCACAGTTTACCCAGGTGAACAGCGTGGCAGTGTGGGGTGGCGAGGAAAACGATCCACCAATTTACGGCAAGGTTTTCGTATCACTTGAACCACTGGATGGACAATTTATCACGCAGGATGTCAAGAACCATATTGCCAACAGCATCATTAAGCCTCGGGCAGTGGTATCAATTCAACCTGAATTTGTTGATCCTGAATATTTGTACATTACGTTAAATATTGCAACAAAGTATGATGTCACACAAACTACCTCAAATGCCGCACAGATTGCGGGTTTCGTGAGTAGTACCGTGACTGATTACTTCAACACACAGTTGGGACGACTTGATACGGTCTTCTATTACTCAAAACTTGTTCGAACGATTGATGCATCTGTCGATTGTATTATCGGCAGCCTTGTGCAGATGAGTTTACAGAAGCGGATCCTTGGCCTAACAAACGGTTCGTTACAGAAATTGAACTACAATGCCGGTCTTATTCCGAATAGTGTGCGAAGCAGTTATTTTATCACAACTATCGGTGGCACACAGTATGTCGCATACCTGCGAGACATTCCAAGTGTCAATCCGCCAGTTATGCAGGGGCCCGGATCAACAGGTACAATTGGTCTCTTTGCACGTGAGACCGATTTACTCTTGGATCCAAATTTCGGCACAATTGATTATTCGACTGGCAAGGTGATCATGAACAATATGATCATTACTGGATACATTGGTACGTTGAATGATGTTCGGGTTAATGCGGTTCCGCAGGAAGCGTCGAGGAACATTTCACCGACCATTAATAGTACGGTAACTGAAAGTATTGCGGCGATTTATCCACTCGCCTCACGGAATACTATTATCAAATTGGACGATTCCTCAGCGGATGCGGCGGCTGGAATTGCGGCAGGTCTCACAGTGGTTGCTACTCCTTATGTTGAGCATGCATAATGGCTAACGGACTGGTTCTCGTTACTGGTGTTGTCACCCAGGGCTTTACTGGCGTTCTTACAACAACGGCAGATGGCTCGGCAACCGTTACGAACATCAATGTAGTTGCCGCGAATGATCCACCACGTGGCGTTCCTGTTTATACGACACCTGCACTTACAGGTGTTCATACGACAGGCACCGTCAGCAGCGTTATTCCGCGAGGCTTTAACTTCAAGCAGTACCTGTATCCGTATGTTACGAATCAAATTCCTGAGTACATTCGAGATTCGTACCCACAGTTCGTCAACTTTATCCAAGCATACTACAGGTTCCTCGATTCAACACAGAATGCAAATGACATTCTGCTCAACTCGGGATCGTGGACGGATATTGACAACACACTCGACGTATTTGTTGATAAACTTCGCGGACAGTTCGCAGCGGACTTCCCGAACACAACAATCGTAGATGGTCGCAGGTTCGTCAAGCAGGTTCATGAGTTCTATGAATCAAAGGGCACGGAACAATCAATTGAAATGTTCTTCCGCGTCTTGTATGATGATGAGATACAGGTCAATTACCCATCCAAGACGGTCTTGCGTGCGTCTGATGGTAGATGGCAACGCGATGTATCTATTAAATTGGATACTCGAGGGTATTCGGGGAATAAGCTCTTCGTGTACTTCGGCGAGGACTATGCGATAAATGAATCGAGTAGCACAGACGGCTATGTTTATCAGATAGGCAATAACAGTGATCCATTCGACCTTATTGGTAAGAATGTTGATCTCAAATACTGGACAACGGTTCCTGGTCAAGGACTTATACGTGTCGTTGTCCCTATCCGGGTCTCGGATGTAAAGCGCACACTCAATCCTGTGATCTATGATATCATCTGTGATATCGATCCGCTTACAACGTTGCTTGACGAAACGACGGTTGAGTTTGGTGGGCTTGTATATGGTATGGTCACGCGGCAGTTCTTGACATTTGAAATCGTCGATCCTGGCGTTCGGTTCTTTGCGGGCGACATTATCTATGTCAACGAACAAGGTTTTGCGGGACTGTATTTTGAAGAACAGTACCTTATTGAGCAGGATTCATCACGCTCATCTGTCTATGTGACAGATAATGCGCTCAATAATGGTATTCTCCGTGTATTAACTGTGTTGCCAAACGGCGGTGTCGAAACTGCTGTTATTGTCAATACAGGATATTTGTATACGTTACCAAGTTTCCAATTAAGCGTAACTAGTTCACATTCGACGTCTGCATCGATAATGAACTTTACGACAGGCTATATCTATCAGCATCAGGGTATCTTTACTGATGCATCAGGACTATTGTCTGATGCATGTAAGTTACAGGACAATCTCTACTACCAGCCATACTCATACGTCATTAAGACAAAGATAGATCCGAGTATCTGGATGCAGGCATATCTCAAGACCGTACATCCTGCAGGTATCAAGTTGTTTAGCAACTTTATTACCACAGATAACGCAAACTTTAGATTGTTTGTTTCTGCAACCGATGATACCCGCGAAACACTCCGGTCATTTGTCAACACATTTATTGCAACTGAGACGATTAGCTACGACTTCTACAAGGTCATGGAGGAGGACTTCGCGACAGTAGATGATCTCATGTCGTTCGACCTCGATAAGGTTACCGATGATGATACAGTCGTGACAAGCGATAGTAACTTTATTGATTTCTATCAGGTCACAAATGATTCGATTGCCTCATCAGATGTCTTTGATCGTCAAGTAGATTATTTCCGGACGTTCACGGACGCGCCAGTAACGAGTGAGAGTACGGCATTTGATGTGGGCAAGGCGTTAGCTGATTTTTCAGTGACAAGCGACAGTGTCGCACTCGCGACAAGTAAAGCGTTATCAGACACTAGCATCACCGATGATAGTGGTATTGTATTTGAAGTGGATAGAGTGAGTAGCGATACGACAGTGACCGACGACAGCAGTATTGTCTTCAATACCAGTAAGGCACTTGCTGACACTGGTACAACGTCGGATGCAACGGCGTTTGCGGTAAGCACCACTGTCTCGCCAGACACCGCGGTGACAAGTGATTCACTTGCCAATACATTCTCAAAGGCACTCACAGATACTGTTACATCGAGCGACAGTCTAGTGATTAACGATGTGACGCCGTTTGCAAACGAAACGGCCCTAACATCGGATAGTATTAATTCGTTTGATGTACAGAAGGGTATTATTGATACACCAGTAACATCTGAATCCACTGTGTTCGATATTGCCAAGCCGTTCACAGATGCAACAAACGGTTCAACAGATAGCGTGTCGCTTGCAACCTTGCCGGTGTATAGTGACAGTGTTGTATCTGCGGATGTGATTACAGGCGACTCACTAAATCTGTTGATCACGTGGGATAGACAATTTGCAGATACAACAGTTACAAGTGAGTCTGTCAGTATAAATACACAGCCAGCACTATCAGACGCCGTTACCTCCAGTGACACTGGTACAGGATACGTAGAAGATTACACGGATCCGACCTATTCGGATCCTGGGTATACAGGCTACACGTTTAGTTTCTAACACATTTTAGGAGAATACCAGATGAGCTCAATAATTGAGAACCTGAAGGTAACAGGAAAGTTGAACATTGTTGTTCGTGACGAAAATGGCGTTGTCAAGCAGGATGTTGAAGTGCCAAACCTTGTTGTTGCGACAGGATTGAACTTTATTGCCTCTCGCATTAAGGACGCCACTGCTACTGTCATGTCCTACATGGCAGTTGGTACATCAACTACCGCTGCCTCGTCAGGTCAGACGGCCCTTGTTACTGAAATTGCGCGTGTCGCATTGACGTCAACAACCGTCACAACCAACTCGGTTGCATATGTTGCCACGTTTAACGCCGGTACAGGTACTGGTGCATTGACGGAAGCTGGCATTTTGAATGCTTCGTCAGTAGGTACAATGTTGTGCCGTACCGTGTTCTCAGTTGTGAACAAGGGTGCAAACGACAGCATGACCATCACGTGGACAGTAACGGTATCCTAATTAGTAGCATCTAATTAGACACCTCTGTGGAGTAAGGAATGCCGAGTCTTCTACTTGAACGTGCGCATACTGAAATTGCGCGCTCCATGTATCGCGATATCAATAATGAAAACGATCACTACTATGTGTTCGTCGGCAGGACACAACCGTGGGATGATGAAAATAATCCACCTGCCGTTATTGATAACCGTGTGACAGAATCCGAGACCCGCCGCAACATCATGTTCGCGAAGCGGGTCGCTCCCACGGATATCGTCTACCTTGTCCGAAACATTCCGTGGATCGAAAATACGATCTATGATAGATATGATGACATTATCTCGCCGACATCGCCTGCTCCGTCAGGGGCAACGTCGATTCAAACAGCAAATTTCTATGTCTTGACAGACGACTTTAACGTCTACAAGTGTATCAATAATAACAAAGCCAGTCCAAGTCGAGAGCGGCCAACTGGAACGTCAACAGAAATTTTCACCACTGCCGATGGGTATGTGTGGAAGTTTATGTATCAGGTTCCTGTTCTCGACAGAACAAAGTTCTTAAGCCCACAGTGGCTACCTGCACGGCACTACACAGGTGGATACCACTTTGACGTAAACGGATTTCTTTCAAGCGTAGATGTCATTACAGGTGGCACGGGGTACACACAGAATAATACACACGTCCTAATTGATGGAGACGGCAAGGGCGCAGTCGCTGTACCTGTTGTAACGTCGGGCGCAGTGACAGAAATTGATATTTTTCAGGATTCCGATGCGATCCTCCACACAGGGGACGGGTACTCGTTTATTTTTGCCTCGGTGATTGGTGATGGGAGCGGGGCAACAGCTCGCGCAAATCTCGGTAAGACGACAAGTATGCCTGTCAATGATGTAGTTCCTGAGGCAGCGATCCCAGGTGGTATTCATGTTATTGATGTACTAACAAGCGGACAGGATTACTTTCAAGACAACACGTCAGTGACAATTGAAGGTGATGGTGAAGGTGCTGAAGCCGTTGCCATTGTAGACAATGGCGCGGTAGTAGGTATCGAGATCACAAACGCTGGTGTGAACTATGATTGGATTACGGTAACCATTAATAGTCCGGTAGGCTTTGGGGCAACAGCACGGGCAATCGTATCGCCTCGCGGGGGACACGGATTTGATTCTCCCGACGAACTATTTGCCACAGCATTTAGTATTATGGTTGAGATGGGTGTGGACGGCGACAGTCCTGATATCTTTACAGGTAATGATTATCGGCAGCTAGGTCTGTTAAAGAATCCGTTGGTTTATGATTCAACACAGGCATTGGTGAATGTAACGGCATCGGCCTGCCACGTCATTGAAGCTGAAGATACATCAGTATATCACCCCGATGATATGGTGTCGAGTGATGACGGCGGACTGTTCCGCGTGATCCAAGTGATTGATCCAAACGTGTGGTTACAGCCAGTTAAGGATTATATTTCTGGGGCAAGTACACTCACTAATGTGACAACGGCTATCGACAACCTCACCATAAATAACGGTACGATCGTAACACCCGAAATCGACGTATACTCAGGTGAGGTTTTGTACGTCAACAACAAGATCCGTGTCGCGCGGTTAACCGAACAAACCGAAACGCTGCAAATCTTCTTTAGCTTCTAGTGAGACCGAATGACTTCACAGCTCAATCTTAATCAGGCTCCATATTTCGACGACTTCCTTGGTAGCAAGAATTTCCATCGGATGCTCTTCAAGCCTGGCTATTCGGTACAAGCCCGTGAGTTGACACAACTCCAAACAATGCTTCAGGAACAGATTCGTCGCTTCGGCGACAATATGTTCAAGGATGGGACTGTCATTGCTGGTATGACCGTTAGTCTCAACTTGAAGCAGAACTATGTGAAAGTGTTGGATCTTGACTCAAACGGTGTCACGATCAATAACGCCTCGCTCATTAGCTTCATTGGTCAATATCTTGTTGGCCGTTCCAGCGGTGTTCGAGCGCTCGTGAAGTATGTGGCCCAAGGCCTTGTTGCATCGGTTCCTGATCTCAAGACCCTCTACATTGATTACGTCTCGAGTGGTACGACAGGATTAGAAAAGACCTTTACGGCAGGTGAAGTTCTTGAAGTTGATGGAGATGCCACAAAGACCTTTGTTATTCCTGCGGACGTCGCAACCTACTTTTCAATCGGTAAGGGTTCATTCATCACAGTTGGTGATGGTATTGTATATGCCGACGGTAACTTTGTGCTTCACAATGAGCAGACGTTACCGTTAGAGAAGTATGCAACGCTTCCGTCATACAAGGTGGGTTATCGGTTAAAGGAAGAGATCGTTACGGTAGATACTGATCTCTCACTCCTCGATCCAGCACAGGGATCCTTTAACTATGCAGCACCCGGGTCAGACCGACTAAAAATTAGCACCGTCTTGAGCCGTATTCCGCTCGACGAGAATCCAGATAATAAATTCTATCTGCTCTACATTATCGACAATGGGCAGGTTCAACAACAGTTCACGAAAACGCAGTATGCCGAATTGCGGAAGGAACTAGCACGTCGGACATACGATGAGGCCGGGAACTACACAGTTCGTGCCTTCCCTATTCTTGTCCGTGAGCACCTCCACATCGCCGATCCCGAGAATGGCGGACTTGTCGATGCTGTTGCTGCTCCACACGCGGATCGCGGTGGTAATAAAGATTTGCTTGCAATTGGTATTGAAGCAGGTAAGGCCTATGTGGCGGGTTATGAGTATGAGACGTTTAAGACAGAATATGTTGTCGTCAACAAGGGTACTGCTACACAGGATCTTGACGAACAGATTGTAAGCACTGCTTACGGAAATTATTTTGTCTGTAATGAAGTCACAGGAAACTGGGACGTTGCACTAGGTGGTCAGATTATCCTTGCTAAGACAGCAACAGGCTTAAATGCGATCACCGGTGGGCTGTATGGCGACAGCACTGCACCATCAGGACCTGATCAAATCGGTACAGCCCGTGTTCACGCGGTGCGTCACGTATCGGGTAACCCCGGTACGGCAGGTGCAGTCTACAACATCTATCTCTACGACGTTAAGCTCACGTCAAACAAGATTGCTGATGTTACAGCGCTCTATCGTGCGACTGGAACGTGTTTCGCTGATATTGTTCAGCCAACGGAAGGGTTGAAGGAGAATGCGCTGAACACGATGCTGTTCCGTGTTCCCGCAAAGGCCGTAAAGACCTTTGCACCAGGCGGTGTGATCACGAATAACTATATCTACAGAAAGAAGATTACGGGAACGATTGCGAACGGTGCCTCTACCTGTACGCTCACGTTGCCTGCCGA